ATAGTCTGTTTGATACAATGAAGTTAAAACCAAGGAACGAGTTTACTTCACCATTAGCCAATGCTTTGACTGTGTTGAAGTCTGAACTTGTTACCTCAGTTGTTCCTAAAAGATCAGTTATCTGCTTAGGACCAACGATGATGTGTCTAGGGATTGAAGGATCAACATCGCCTAGATCAAGAGTCTGCTTAGCAGTTCTTAATTTAGCTATTGTTAAACCACCAGAACCATGTGCGATTGTATTCGCATTTGATGTGCTAGTTCCTCCAGTTTCACCGGTGTACGCAGTACCTAATGCAGCTGATATTATTACATCGTCCATAGCTCTCCCCATCGCCATAGCAGCGGCTTGAGCATAAGAAGATGTCGGGTCAATTAAGAGTCTTACTTTGTCTTGTTGATCTATTAGATCAGCAAATTCATAATCACTCATGGATAATCTACGTCTAGCATGCGGCGTGTCTATCTGTGGAGTGTCTGAATGTCTGCTAGTTTTTTCAACTGCAGTTACTGAGCCAACTTGATCTAAGAAAGCATTTTTTCCTACAACGCTTTCAATTCTGACTTTGTCTCTTAATAACGATCCCATTTGTTGAGAAAGCATTTGTACGTTTGCAGAATACTGCTGTACAAAAGCTGTAGTTATTTGTGATGACATAATTGTCTCTCCATTTTATTGTTAGTATTATTTAAACAGAAAGGTTCTCCACCAAAAGGCAGGCATCTCTTGCATTTTAGTTCTGTTAGAACACAGTCTTTCCTGTGGTCATTAAGGTTCTTACGAATTGTCCTAATAATAACCCCTTATATTAATTTAATTAAAAATACAAGGGGTTAAAACTATTTGCTATTTAACATTTCTCTTAAACTATAAACTTGTTGTACCATTTTATCATGGTCAGGATGTTGTTTGTTCCAATAAGGACCTTCTTTATTGCTCATAATTGAAGCTATGTCTGATTCAATATCGCTTGTTTTAGATGCGTTTTCATCTTCTGGAGACATAATGTTATCTTCAGTTAATAAATTTGCAATCTTAGCAAATCCTTTAATCATCTCTGGATGATCTCCTACTCTCATTCCATTTTTAAGTTCAAGATCAAGTATCTCTGTATTTAAATTAGCTTTAGCTAATGCTCCAGCTCTTTTAACATTTGCTTCAAAGTCTCTTCCCCATTCTTTTCTTAATTCTTGTTCGGCTTGAACTTGAGCAGTTTCTGTATCAACTTTAGATTGATGAGCATTGCTTTCCATATTATTTTTATAAAACTCTAAAACACCTTGAGCTTGTTTATTGCTTAAACCTAGCTTATGTGCGTTTTCAGCAAATTGTTTTACATCTCCTTCGTTTAATGGAATAACATCAGATTTAACATCTAAGGTATATTTATCAGCGGAAGCTGGTCTACCTAATTTATCAAATACTTCATTCCATTGTTCTTCAGTTGAGTTTTTATTTGGTACAGCAACCTTATCCTGTCCAATCATTTTAGTTGCATTAATATATGACTTTGCAAGTGCATCTATCTCTGTAAACTTTTCTATGTTGGGATCGTTTCTAAACTCTTCGGATATAGCTTCTTTCCAAGGTTTAGCTACTATTGGTTGTTCTGTTGTTGGTGATACAGGTGTATCTGTTTTTGCAACATTAGCGATTGTTGCTTTTGTCTCTGTAGTTTCTGTCTTTTCTACAGGCACAGTTTCCTGTGTTATCTGTTCTGATGACATTTTTATTTTCCTTTTTCATTATCGTTAAGTAGCATTGCTTTTATAAATAGAAGGATGCTACGTTGTCCTTCCATATATGCACTTTCATGACTATCTCCTTTAACATTAGTAGTCGTATGATGGTGGCATCTCTTTTCTAAATCAGACATAACTTGTTTACCTTCGCCTGTTCCGAATATGTATTTGTAGTTCTTTTTTAAACCTTGAATATATTTATCAAAATTTTTTTCTTTATCTTTTGCTTGACCCATATTTATTCTGTGGCATCTACAATAGCTTTAGCTTCTTCTGGAAGAGCTTTTGCAAGTGGTGCAGCATCTCCTGCCATCTTAGCCACTTGTTGTGCTTGTTGCATCTGCATTTGCTCCTGTTGTTGTTGT